GCCATTCAGATTTACCATTTTTAAGTTTTTGCGATCCCCTAGTCACAGACTAAGGCATTAATCTCACAGAGATTAACTACTTTTTTGAGCCTCCTGCTTGAGCACTGCTGCAAGTTGAGGGTTCTGTTCTGATATTAGCATTTGTTGAGTTATATTGCCTGTTTTCCAAGGGTTTACCTGCCCTCCACCTGCATTTGATATAGGGCTAGGTTTTGCACCCATTCCAGCAGCACTACTAGGCTTAAAATGATGTTCCCAACCACTACCAGGATTTTTAAGACTTGTTAAATATGTAGTTAAATCTTGTTCAACTCCACCATTTAAAATAACAACTTTACCATCAGCATTTCTTTGTAAATTGCTTTGCAATAATGACAAAGTTTGTTCTGCATTAATAGCACCTAAATTACTGATAGCAGCCAAAGCTGTTTGTTTTGTAGAAGCCATTTCATTAGAAGTTTTCATGTCTTCTAATTGTTTTGACAAAGTTGAAATCTGTTGTTCTCTTTCTTGAGCAGTTTTATTTGCCTCTTCCCAAAGAGTTTTCCATTGTCCTTGATCTTCTAATTCTTGTTTTCTTTGTTCCTCTTTCTTTTTATAAACTTCATCAAGTTTATTTTTTGCACCTTTGAACTTTTCTTGTTCCTCTGCAACTTGCTTTTTTAAAGCATTTAGTTGTGATTCATACTCTGCTTTAATAGAAGTAAGATCAGGTGCTTGTGGTTGAGTTGGTTGTGAAGTAGTTTCAGCCACGGGCTGTTCAGCGTTGGTCACAGACTCAGGCTGAATTACTTTTTCTTCGATTGCCATGAATTAGTCAGATAATGGGCTAGTAGTTTTCTTTTTTGAAACTTTTTTCTTAGTTTCTTTTGGTGCAGGAGCAGGGCAAGTTTCAACTGGTGCAGTTGAATGTACAAGTTCTACTTCTTCCCATTTATATGTTCCGTCAGGTTGCAGAACATGGTCTAAAGATTTAGCCATAAGAATGTATGTATTTATATATCATCTTACCAAACTA